GGAATACTTTCTTATGACAGAGCCGAGTATTGGTCGGGGCTTGTGTCGGATGTGAAGAGAATGACTTTGGCATGGAGGAAAAGGGATAAAGAAAGATAACGCACAGGCTGTGTGCTGTAGCCTTTTTATTGTGTCCGCTGCGTCAACAACAATGGAATACTCAACAACAACAATTGCAACAACAGCGGCGGTGTTCGCCCGTTCTGGTGGAATGTGAGACAGAGTAGGCATCAGCCGAAATCAGTGCACCATCATCAAAAGAGCGCACAGCCTTTCCCTTTGATTTATTATGACAGATTTTGAAAAAATAACATCTTTTGAAAATCTTTATAAAGCATACTGCAGAGCGAAACGTGGCAAAGGGTACCGCCAAAGCTCCGCAAAATTCAATTCAATGGCCCTTGACGGAATAAACCGCCTTAAAAATTCACTTGAAACAAGGCAATACACAATAGGCGAATATACGGAATTCAAGGTTTATGAGCCTAAAGAACGGCTGATAAAAGCGGGCAAGTTTCAGGATAAGATCGTTCAGCACAGCCTTTGTGACAATGTGCTGTGTCCGAAGCTTGCCGAGGTGTTTATCCGTAACAACTTTGCCGGGCAAAAAGGCAAAGGCACATTGTTCGGAATTAACGCCCTGAAGCAGGATATGCTCGATTATAACCTCAAGCATGGTGAAAGCGGATATATCCTTAAGGGCGATATTACAAAATTCTTTTATACTATCGACCACGATATTTTAAAACGCATTTTGCGGAATTATTTTGATGATGAAGGTGTTTTGTGGCTTTGCGATTTGATTATAGACAGCACAGAGGGTAAAGGACTGCCTCTCGGAAATCAATCTTCACAGGTGTTTGCGCTTCTGTATTTGCACAGCCTTGACACTTTGATAACGGACAAGCTTGGAATAGAGTATTACGGCCGTTATATGGATGATTTTTATCTGATTCATCACAGCAAGGATTATCTCAAGCATTGCCGTAAAGTTATTGAAGGTCATATTGATGAGCTGCATCTTTCGCTGAACGGTAAAACACAGATAATGCCCATCAAGAACGGTATAAAATTTTTGGGGTTTCACACCTATGTAAGCCACGGAAAAACCGTTACACGAATCCGCAACGAAAACAAACGCAATGCCTTTCGCAAATACAAGAAAATGGCACGCCTTGTTGTTGAAGGTAAAATGAGCCTTGAAAAGTTTGAACAGTGCTACAGCTCATGGAAATCTCACGCAAGATTCGGAGACTGTGAAGGCTTAATAAATGATTTTGATAAACAGATTGCTCAAATTCTTAAAAAGGAAGGTGTAACCGATGAAATTTGCAAAGAAACTCAATAATGCCAAGTTAAGAATTAAGTTGTTTTTCACCAAAGGAAAGCATTGCCGCAAATGTTGCTTATGGTGTGATCGTTTCAACGATTATTGTAAAAATGAATTCTTTTCAAAATAAAAAGGAGATAAAAAATGACAGAAAAAGAGAGATTTCTTGGTAGTTGTAAATTCTGCGGTCAAATTTCTGCCGGCACGGTTGATGGAGCATCAACGCAGGCTGAAGCTGATGAAATAGCAACCGAAGATTGCAATTGCTATGATGCGAAAGAATATGTCCGTCTCAAAAAACAGAAGGTGAGGGCAAAAACTTTTGTTAATGAAATATTCGGAACAGATTCCAAAGAGTGGGAAACAACGGCAGAGAAGGAGCTTATAACATTCCTTCATAAGGCTGTTGACTTGGTTGCTGATAGCAAGCTTAAAAGTGTTCAGACCACAATTCCGGGCGTAGGTTCGGCAAGAATCTCAACGAACAGCAAGAACGGAATCGTTGTTGAAAGAAGGAAAACAAAAAGCCTTAAGGCAACAGCAGAAAAATAAAACATATATGGAGTTAAAGAAATATCCAAAGATTAAACTCAGAAATATTGAATTTAAAGAACGGAGATATATAAAGGTACCGATTGAACATTTTAGACCAGTGTATTAATTACATAATTATATAGGAGGGTGAGAAATGGGAGATTATGTTTTATCAAGAACGTGGAGCGGGCAAGTTTGCGAAGAAATGATATATCCTCGCTCAGTGAAAATTAAAGATGTCAATAATGATAAACCGAAAAAACCAAGATTTGAAACGATTGAAGACAGAATTCAATTTAACCTCAAAAGAGCCCGTGAAAAACACGCTCAGGAATTTAACGCAAATTTTTCACCTTCCTCTTTGTACAGCACATTGACCTTTGATGATGATTGGGAAGTACATACATATGAAGAAGCAGAGAGAATAAAGAAGAATTTCATTCGCCGATTGAAATACGCTGCACCTGACAGCGTTATTTATTTCTATAAAGGTAGGGGAAAGGGAACAAACAGAATCCATTTCCACATGGTTTCTGAGGGCGTTCCGCAGGAGCTTATTGAAAAACAATGGTATTACGGCAAGGTTAAGCGCATCGAGCATTTGAGAAAAAAGAACTATTATAACAATGTTGACTGCGGTCAGGATTACACAGGGCTTGCAAATTACCTCTTTAATCATTGGACAGAGGAGCAGGGCGGACATTACTATTTCAAAACAAGAAATGCAAAGAAGCCTGAAAAGGACGAGCCGGTTGAAATTGAATTCAAATACACGGTGCATCGGCATCCGAGAGCACCGCATGGATATAGATTTGTTGAATCAAAAGCTACAAAATATGGTTATTTATATTTCAAATATGTGAAAAAGCAAGAAGAGCAATTGAATAAAAAGAAGCGAAAAAAGCGAACCGAGTAAATTGGTTTGAATACGCCTTGTAAATGTGTACATTTTTAGAACGAAAGGAAAGATTCTTATGACTGCTAAAGATTATCTTAACAGAGCTTATAGGATAAATGAGCTTATTGGTGAACATATGCAGGAACTTGCGAAGTTGCATCAGATGAAAGATTCATTGCCATCATGCGGAGCTGGAGGAAACTCACATTCTGCTGATAATGCATCATACGCAAAGATTGTTGAGAGGATTGTCGACTTTGAAAATGAGATAAGAAAAAAGAACTCTGAAATGCTTGACGCACGCATTGAGGTGAGAAAACACATTGACAAAGTTGAAAATGCAGATTACAACCTTATCCTCAAAAAAAGATATTTGCAATTTATGACTATGGAGAGCATTGCAAGAGATATGGGCTTTTGCGAAAGACACATTAAGCGATTACATAAAAAAGCTTTGACCGTTTTTGAACAAGTAAATAAAGATGTCATTGAATGTCACTCATAACCTACTTTATAATTTAAACTGCGAAGAAACAGAAAGAAACCTTCTTTTTTTCTCTTTCCTCCTTTAAGCACTCTGCAGTTTGAATTGACTGTGGGGTGCTGTGCTTTATTTAAAATCAGAGAGCGTGGCATAGCGACTGCGCAGGGCTTGGGGCGGGCAATATGGAACTCGGTAGAATACTGGAGCTTATTGCTGCTGAGAAGTTCTATCTTTGTGGCGAATGGAAAGAAAAGCGAAAATATATTTTAGAGAGAGACCATTATGAATGTCAGAAATGCAGAAGGGAACAGCATTTAGTTAGACGTGCGACAACTGTTCATCACATCAAGCATTTAAAGGTTGCACCTGAACTTGCTTTTGATAATGAAAATCTCGAATCGCTTTGCTCGGAGTGTCACAACATAGAACATCCTGAAAAATTCAAAAAATATATTAAGCCAAAGCGATGGGACGATGAACGTTGGTAAAAAAAATTATCCCCCCCGGGTCAAAAAATTCGAAAATTTTTCGCACTTGGAATATCGGGGTAAAAGGTAACTCAATTCCGATGTCTCGCGCGCGTGAAGCTTTTTCGGAGGCGGCTTTATGAAAAAATCAAAGAAAAAGTTAATAAAAGAGTCACTTCTGAAACAACTCGAAAAAAAGCATGCAAACATTGCAGTTTTTGAGGATTTAATTGATGATTATATGTCACTTTTCGATGTGAAAAATTCCTGCAAACGGGACATTAAACAACGTGGTATTACGTTTGAAGAGGTGAACTCTAAGGGTGCTATGGTGCAGAAAGAAAATCCATCGGTGAAAAACTTGATAAACACCAATAAGCAGATGCTGTCAATAATTGATAAGCTTAAGCTTGACCCGAATTCTATTGAATCGGAAGATGATGCAGATGATAATCTGTAAAGAGGTTCAGGAATACATTGACCTTGTACGTGACGGTCCCTTTCCATCGTGCAAAGAACAACTTGCGCTCTGTGATTTAGTAGAGCGAGTGTGGAATACTGAAGAGTTATATTTCAATCAGGAACAATTTGACAAATATATGAACTTGCAAAGATACTTCCTTTTCGGATTATTTCCGTGGGAAGTATTTTTAATTGCTTTAACCCTCTGCCTTTATAAAAAAGACGGACAGCTGAGATTCCCGGATTTGTTTATGATGAGCGGCAGAGGAACGGGAAAAAACGGTTTTATATCCTTTGTCAGCTTTGCGCTTATAACGCCTATACACGGCATAAAAAAATATAACATTGATATCTTTGCTACCAATGAAGACCAAGCTAAAACAAGCCCCGATGAAATCAGAGATGTACTTGAAGACAACAAGCTTGAAAAGAAGTTCTATTGGAACAAGGAAATCATTAAAAACAATAAAACAAATTCTGAAATCAGATACCGAACAAGCAATGCAAAGACCAAAGACGGCGGCAAGCCGGGCATGGTTATTTTCGATGAATATCATGCTTACGAAAATTACGTCTTGATTTCTGTTGCAAAGACCGGCTTAGGTAAAGTTCAATTTCCCAGAGAATGGATTATAACCACCAATGGAAATGTTAGAGGCGGCCCGCTTGATGATAAGCTCGAATGGGCTGAAGATGTTCTTTTTAAAGATGCCGACGATTTAGGCTGTTTGATTTTTATCTGTCGATTGGATGATAAAAACGAGGTTGACGATGAAAGAAACTGGCACAAAGCGAATCCATCATTAAGATATTTTCCGACTCTTCTTGAAAAGATAAGACGAGAATATGCAGAACAGAAAATAAATCCGGCTCTTACAAACGAATTCATGACAAAGCGCATGGATCTTCCTCCGATGGTAAAAGGAACGGATATAACAGCATGGGAAAATATCAAAGCCGCAAACAGAGAAATTCCCGATCTGACAGGTGCTGAATGCATCGCTGCGTTTGACTATGCTAAAACAACCGATATGGTTTCGGCAGGTTTCCTGTTCTTGAAAGAAGGGGTTTATTACTGGATAACTCATTCGTGGGTTTGCCGCAATTCGCCTAATATAAAGAGGGTGAAAGCCCCGCTTGAAGATTGGGAGCGGCAAGGGCTTTTAACAATTGTCGACACTGTCGAGATCCCACCTGACACTCCTGTTGAATGGGTTTGTGAAAGAGCTTCAAAATATCTTATTACAAAGCTTGGTATGGATAATTTCAGGGTTACTCTTTTTAGAAAATGTCTTATTGAACATGATTTCGATGTTGACGATAAAAACAAAGTTATGCTGACAAAAAGAGTTACGATGATGAGATATGCCCCGGTTATTCAGAGCTTATTCAACAATCATAAGATAGTCTGGGGAATTAACCCTCTTATGAACTGGTTTGCAAACAATACATATATCGATACTGATGATGATGGTAATATGACATTTAAGAAAAAAGACCCCAATGCCCGAATGACTGACGGCTTTATGGCTCTTGTTGCTGCTATATGTGCAAGCGAAGGGCTTGAAGATACAAGTGAAAGTAAATATGTGGAAGTGCAGAGCTATTCTTATTAAGGAGCATTAAAATGAGAGCTATTGATTTTCTTGTTGATAAATTTGGTTTGAATAAAACAGAGATAATTCTGGAGCAAAAAGCAGAAAAACAGCTGATTTATGCTCTTGCGATTGAAGATTTCGCTATTCAAGTAGCAGTAAATCTAATTGCAGGGCTAATTTCAAAATGCAAATTTAAAACAATGGTAAACGGAAAAGAAACAGAAGGACATGAGTATTATCTTTGGAATTATGAACCAAACGGCAATCAGAGCGGAGCTGATTTCAAGCGGGAGCTTATTTCAAAACTCATTTATCATAATGAGGCATTAGTTATTGAAAACAGCAAACAATTGATTATTGCGGATGATTTTTACAGGGAACCAAAAGCTCTCTATCCCAATAAATATACATCTGTTTCACGATATGACTTTACGTTCAACAAGACATTTTACGAGAAAGATGTAATGTATTTCAAATATTCAAATAAAGATATGAGAGGTTTACTTTCAAATCTTATGCAGGGATATACGGAACTTATAAATCAGTCAATGAAGAAATACAAAAGAGCGGGCGGCCGTAAAGGTATAATGGATTCTTCGATGAATCCTTCCAATAATGAAGATTGGAACAAAGCTCTTAATGACTTATATGGCAACCGGTTCAAGTCATATTTCAATGAAGAAAATGCGCTTGTTGTTTTGCCCAAAGGTATGAAATACACCGAAATTCAAGCATCAGGCTCTCAAAAATCGACATCTGATGTTACAGACATCATTAATCTAACAAACGAGGCTTTTGCAAAGGTGGGACAGGCTGTCAAAATTCCATCAACTTTAATGTTAGGAAATGTTGCAAATCTTGATAGTGCTCTTGATGAAGCAATAACAACAGGAATAACCCCGGTTGTAGAGATAATTGAAAGTGAGATAAACCGAAAGAGATACGGTGAAATAGGTATTCTTAACGGTTACTCAGTTAAAATTGACACAACTGCTATAAAGCATTTTGACCTTATGGACGTTGCAGGAACTCTCAACAATCTTCTCGGAACAGGCCTTTATAGCATCGACGGATTATTGAAAAAGCTCGGCGAAACTCCGTTGAATACATGGTGGTCAAAACAGCATTACATGACCCTTAATAATGCTTTTGTTGAGAATATTGCAAATCAAAAAGAATCCAAAGGTAACACTGGCGAATAAATCGCCTTTTTTACAAATTTACGGTGAAAGGTGGTGAAACGAATGGAGAGAGAGAACAATTCTGCAATTGAAAAAAATACTGATGTTTCTCTTGAAGAGCTTGAGCTTATAAATCAGTATTCGATTAAAGAGCTTACAGCAGATGAGATTTTCACATTTAAGATTATCTTATGCGACAATGAAGTTGACAGGGATATTGAGAAGTTTACTATTCCTGCGCTGCATAAGCTCGCGGAGCTTTATAAAGGTAAAACAGGTATTTTCAATCACAATATGAATAGCAAAGATCAGACAGCAAGGATTTATTCAACGGAAGTATTAACCGACGAATTAAAGAAAACTGATGATGGCGAGACATACACTTATATTCAGGCAAAAGCATATATGGTCAGAACAGAAAAGAATAAAGACCTTATTGCTGAAATTGAAGCAGGAATTAAAAAGGAAACCAGTGTCGGCTGTTCCGTTGGAGAGATAATCTGTTCTGTTTGCGGAAAAAACATAAAAACCGAAGGCTGCGAACATAAGAAAGGAAAGGTCTATAACGGTCAAAAATGCGCTTACTTGCTTTCTGATCCGCAGGATGCTTACGAGTGGTCATTCGTAGCCGTGCCTGCACAAAAAGCCGCAGGAGTTATTAAATCTTTTTCTACAGAAAAAAAAGAAACAAAGAAAAGCGTCATGCAGATGTTGCAGGGCGCTTTTAAAATTTAGGAGGTAAATTTCTATGAAATCACAGGATGTAATCAAAATGGAATTCAGAAACAAGATGGTTGATGCTCTCAAAAGTGAGAATCCCGATGACATCATAAGCCTTATTTCCGAATTCGGTGACACTCTCCACAAGAGTATTATGGATGATGTGTCCGCATATCAGGAGTCGCAGGATGCTGCAATCCTTGCCGCTCGTGGTCACCGTCAGTTGACAGCCGAAGAAAGAAAATTCTTTAAAGCTTTTGCAATGGCCGCGGCAACAGGTGACATTGAAAAAGCTTTTGAGGGCATTTCGGATGCATATCCTCAGACATTTATTGATTCTGTTTCGGAAGGCTTCAGAACATCTTTTGAACTTCTTGATGCTATTGACCTTAATGTATCATCCACTGTAACAAAGATGATTATAAATGGTCAGGAAGTTCAGCTCGCAGAATGGGGAGAACTCGGTTCTGCAATCGGTAAGAAGCTTAACGGAAAAATTCAGGTCTTTGATATTACTGCTAAAAAGCTCGCAGCGGTATTGCCTGTTTCTATGGATATGGTTGAAGCTGGACCTGAATGGGTGGATGCTTATGTGCGCAGGGTTATGGTTGAATCGGTCGGTCAGGCAATGTGTTATGCTATCATTAAAGGCAACGGTAAGAATGAGCCTATCGGTATGTTGCGTGACAATTCCCCTGAAGCAGCCGTTGTTAACGGTGAATATCCTCTCAAAGAAGCTATTATTATCAGTGACCTGAGCTGTGAAACTCTCAGTACATTGTTTGCGGAAATTGCTGTTGATGAAACAGGCAGAGCAAGAGCTGTACATGAAGCAATTATGGTTGTCAATCCTCTTGACTACTATAAGAATATCGTTCCTTCAGTTACAGTTCGTACAGCTACAGGTGATTATGTGACAAGAACAGCTCTTCCCGTCAGATTTATTCAGGAAGCTTCAGTTGATAGAGGCGAAGCTGCTTTCGGAATCGGCAAGAAATATTTTCTTGGCATTGTAATCGGCGGAAAGACTGGCAAAATCACATTCTCCGATGAAACAGAGTTTGCTGAGGATATGCGTATCTATAAAAACAAGCTTCTTGGTAATGGCCGCCCGAAGGATTCAACAAGTTTTATCCGCCTTGATATCAGCGAACTTTCGCCCGCAACTCTTGATGTTAACATTATGCAGGCGACAAAATTCAAAGTAAGACTTACGGTAACACCGAAAACTATCGCACAGGTTGTCGTATCCAATGAAGCGGGTGAAACAGTCGGCGCTTGTATTGTCGATACCGGCACAGGTGTTGTTTTTATCCCTGCTCTTGAAAACGGCGTATATACACTGACAGTATCGGGCGAGGGTTATGACAGCAAGACAGAGACATTCGATGTTAACGGTAGTGCCGTTAATCTCGGAACAATTGCAATTACAAAAACTTCAGCTTAAGGAGCTGATTGAATGAGCTTTGTCATAACTGAAGAGCTTAAAAGCGAAATTCTGACCGAGCTTGGATATTCTATCGATTCAAGCCCGGTCACAATATCCCGTATTGAAAGCTACATAACAGACGGCATTTATAAAATCAATAATATTGCCGGAACAGAAATCGATTATGATGCTGACAGAGCAGCAAGAGCTTTGCTCAAAAGTTATTGCATATATGCGAACGGTCAAATACTCAATATGTGGTCTGAAAATTATCTTACTGATATTAATGATTTACATCTTCATTACCGTGTAAAGGAGTTTCAGGGAAATGCAGAATGTTGAAATACTGACATTTTTTGATGGAGAAATTCTTATTGAGGGAATATCTTATAATTTCGGTGAAGATAATATCGGCTATAAGCGGCATTATGCCGCTAAGACCGCAGGAGAAGCTATTTCAAAGGTTGTTCATGTTCCCTATACAAGAGATATAAAAATTAACAGCCTTGCTGTAATCGGTGATAATAGCTATATAATCGACCGTGTTCAGCCCAAAAGAGAAACAACGCCGCCTGCAACATTTCTTACTTTAATTGATTACGGAGTATCAAATGACGGCAGATGAATTTGACAATGAGCTTGAGCAAATGCTCAACAGTTATTCATTAGAGGTAGAAAATGCTGTTGATACAGCAGCAGAAAAATGTGCAAAACAAGTCAATAAAGTCATAAAGAAGCATTGCACTTTTGGCGGCACAGGTGAGTATATCAGAGCTTTTCGCATTGAAAAGGTGAAAAGCTCAACGCTTACCATAGGCAGACGTTGGTATGTAAAAAAACCGTATTTTCGCTTGACGCATCTGCTTGAAGATGGGCATGCGAAAAGGAACGGTGGAAGAACGAAAGCATATCCGCATATCAAATACGGTGAAGAATTCGCTAAAGCAAATTATGAAAACTATGTCAAGGAAGAGGTGAAGAAAATTGCAGATTAACGGAACAATTAAACAATGGCTTGAAAGCTTTGGTAAACCTGTTGCAGATACAGCTTTTCCACCGAGAGACGGAAAAGGAAGACCGAATAAAATAACTGTTCCATTTATCGTTTTTATTGATAATGCAAATACTGACGGCAGTGACGACTGCAATTTATTCACCATTCATGACTTAACAATTGAATACTACACAAACACGAGCAATACCGGTGATTTTGATGATTTTTTGTATGATTCGGGATTGCATTTTGAAAGGTCTCGTCAATGGCTTCCGTCAGAGCAGATGTTTATGACGGTTTATGACATTGTAGACTTTATTATAACCAAAGAAAGGATTGATTAAATGCCTACGGTTACAGCAAAAAAAGCCGACAGAATTCCTCTCGGCAGTGCTAAGCTTTATGTTGTTGAAAAGACAGATACAGACAAGCTTACATCTAATATGGAAATAAGCGATGCGCTTTCTTTTGCAAAAACGCATGCCGTTGAGAAGAACATCCTCGGCAGAATTAAAAACGGTGCGACCGCAAACTATTCAAGCACATATTATACCGAAAAAGATGATTTCAACGAAGTGAGTAAAACAATTATAACCGATGAAACTTTCTCAATTTCAGCAGGTTCAATTACATTTGACCATGATATGGTTAATAAGATTGTTGCAACAGGTCAGTATTCAAACGATACATTAGGCAACGAAATGACCAAAATCGGTGGTATAAAAAATGACAACGGAAAATCCTATGTCATTATCCTTGTTCATGAAGATAGAGTTGACGGAAATATCTACATAATGATACACGGTAAGAATACGGCAGCAATTGCATGGGCATTCACCAAGAGTGCAGGCACAATGACAAATCCTACATTTACAGCAGAGCCGTTTGATACCGAAGGCGTTACGGCGATACTTCTGACAACACCGCCTGAATCTGCATCGGCCAATGCTGGTGAATCTTCAACATCCGAGTAATAAACAGAGAAAGAAACCGCCTAAAATCGGAGGATAAATTATGTTTGATTTTGCACTATTCCAGACAATATCATTTCCGATAAAACTCGCCTTTGAAGAAAATAACAAAAACTTCAAAATAGCACTTAAAGTTTATCCGCCTAGTGTGCAGAATTATAAAAAATTGGTTTTTGCAGTCGATTGCAAAAACATATTCGCCTTATATGACATCGTTGCAGAGCTTTTTTCCAATAATCAGAGAAACTACATTATAACCGCTGAAATGCTTAAAAGCTTCAATCTGCCAACCATTTTCACAATTGCAAAAGCTTTCAAAGATTGGCTGACAGAAAAAAGAGAAGAATACAAGTTGACGGTCCCGGATTGCCCGAGCTCGGAAAGCTCTGGCGGTTCGGGATATTCTTTTCCTGTTATGACCTACGATGAAAAGATAATAAGAGACTACTGCGGATTATCGTTTTCGGAGATGGATAGTCTTGTTGTTTTTGGTTATTGGAGGCTGTTGCGTGATGCTGTTGTGTTTGAGCTTAAAAAGACCCCGGGCGGGCGAGAAATGTTAGAAGCGGCTTATTGCTTTGAACAAACAGAACCCGACAGGGAAGCATTATTCGCGAGAGGAATGAAGGTGGCGAAATAATCGCTGCCTTCTTGGCTTTTATATGGGAAACAACATAAAAGGAATTACAATCGAAATTGGCGGAAAAACAACAGAATTGCAGGCTTCTTTGAAGGGTGCAACAGATAAGGGCAAAGAAGCTGCAACTGAAATCAGCAAGATAAATAAGGCTCTGAATTTCAATCCTGAAAACGTAGTATTGCTCAGTCAGAAAATGGATGTTCTGAAAGATCGTGTTTCTGCTGCTGAAGAAAAGCTTGATACTCTAAAAAAAATTCAGGGACAGGTTGAAGAGCAATTCAAAAAAGGTGACATTGGTGCTGATAAATACAGAGCGTTTCAGCGTGAAATTATTGAAGCTGAAAGTACGCTTGAAAATTTCAAGAAACAACTTTATAACACAACAACCGAATTCAAGAATAATCGCTCAATTATCGGCAAGGTTGAAAATGCATATCACGATTTAAAAGATAAAATCGAAAATGTCAAAGACAGACATAGCAAACTTGTTACAGTTTTAGAAAAAACTAAAAATGTTTCAGGTGCTATGGCGAAAGGCGAGTTAAAGCTTTTGCAGGGAGCGACAGAGGGTACTGCTGCTGCTGTGGCAGGATTGATTGCTGGCGGCATTGGAGTAGCTAATAAACTTCTTACAATAAGTGAGGAAACGAAGGAACTCCGAGATAATCTTGGAAAGCTTGAAACAGCATTTGTTACAAACAAATTGACAGCTGAACAGTCTAAAGATACTTATGTTGATCTTTATGCTGTCTTGGGTGACAGTGATAAAGCTACAGAAACAGCGGCTCATATTGCCGCAATGGCAGACAGTGAAAAGGAGCTTACCGAATGGACAAAAATTTGCACAGGCGTTTACGGTAAGTTTGGTGACAGCCTTCCGACAGAAGCACTTGCTGAAGCGGCGAATGAGACATCAAAAACAGGTAAAATTACAGGTGCTCTTGCTGATGCCCTAAACTGGGCCGGTGTCAACGAGGAGAATTTTCAGGCGAAACTTGATGCGTGTTCAACAGAACAGGAACGTCAAGCTCTTATAACCGAAACTTTGAACGGTTTATATAGTGAATCGGCTGACAAATTCAGAGAGGTAAATGATACACTTATCAAAGCTCAGGAGGCTCAGGCAAAATACAGCTTAAGTCTTGCGGATCTTGGAGATGCAGTCGATTATATAAAAAATAACGCTATGGCAGAGTTTTTGCCGGGAATAACGGAAGTAATCGACGGTTTAACAGCATTGCTTTCAGGCGATGAAGGTGCTCCGGAGCGTATAAGAAAAGGTATCGAAGATATAACTGCAGGAATAGAGAATTTTGTTCCGGAAATTACGGGGATTCTTACGGATTTTACGAACACTATTTCCGAAATAACCCCCGAAATAATAACAACATTTATAAATGGAATTCTTGATAACCTTGATTCCATTGTTGAAGCTGCTTTTGATATGCTTGAAGCGTTAGCGGAGGGCTTGCTTGATGCAGAGAACCTTGAAAAACTCGTCGGAGCAGCAGTTTCATTAGTGACAAGTTTGGTTGAGTTTCTTGGAGATAATGCCGGTTTGCTTATCGATTCAGCATTTGTAATAATTGAATCATTAATAGATGGTTTGCTTAACGAAGAAAATGCCGATAAGCTTGTTCATTCAACTTTAGATATAATAGCGGCAATTGTTACAGGTTTAATTGACAATGCGCCTGAAATAGTTACCGGTGCTTTTTCTCTTATAGGTGCTCTTATTGATGCTTTGCTCAGTTATGACTGGTGGCAGGTTGCAAAGGATATACTTGAGGGAATAAAAGACGGTCTTAGGTCATTGATTTCGGGCGAAGTTGAAAACAATGATGATGATGACAAACCGCGTAAAGGCGGAGGTGTAAGATCTCATGCAGGTGGTCTTGCTTATGTTCCATATGACGGATATTCGCCTGAGCTTCACGAAGGAGAAAGAATTTTGACCGCGGCGGAAAATCGCAATTATAACCGTCAGAAACAGGAGCAGGCAGCAGAACTTGAAACAATTAATCGTAGAATTGATGCTCTTGCGCAGAGTTCTCAGAATGCATCGAAAAGGCCGATAAATATTATTGCGACAGGTTCGGCGAGAGCAATTGCCCAAAATCTCAATTATTATATTGAAGAAGAAAACGAACGGGCAGGCGTAATAGATAAGAAATAGCGAGGGATAGCATGATAAAAATCAACGGAAAGGAATACGGCGGTGTCATTAATGTTCTAAGCATTACTGAAAGCTTTGAAAAGGTTTACGGAGAAAACTCCGCTATAAAACAAAATGGCGAAGATTGGTATGATGTTATCGGAACACGATATATTCATCAGGTTGTATTTACTCAAAACCCGTCTGCTTCGCCAGAAGAATCGGACGAATTTTTTGATCTTATTTCTTCCCCGGATACGCTTCACACTGTGACCCTTCCGCATAATTCGGGAGAAATCACCTATAATGCACATATTTCCACCGGAAGCAGACAGCTTCTTGACTGTATTGGCGGCAAATATATCTGGGATGATAACATCACATTGACATTTCGGGCAACTGAACCGCAAAGAAGGAGTGATACATAATGCCTGTTATCCAAGCATCACATCCTGTTTTTGCACCGATTGCAGTCGCCTGCAACGGCAAAGACAATGCTATTTACGGTAATGGTGTTCGGGTAGGTAATCTTATAACTGTTTCAACAGCTGAAACCTTTGAACAGCTTCCTCGTTTTTTTGGTGGTCAGTCAGTATTCAAAAATGCAGCAACTGTGCTCAATATCTCATCAATTCCCTTTGAAGCATATGAAATTATGTTCGGTCACAAAGTGAACGGTAACACAATCATTGACCCTCCACAGGTCGGAGTGTGGGGCGGTTTCGGTTATATTGAAGGTAACATCAATATAAATTGCGAATATGAAGTTATTGTTACATGGATAAAACGCTGTATTTTTACTCCTCCCCCGATTTCGGGAGTAAGCAAAGCAAATGGAACGGTTACGCTGACAACACCCTCAATCGTCGGAATAGCTTATCCTGACGGTTCCCCGGGCTGGAGGGAAAGAAGTTATTTTTCTTCACCGTCTGAAGCTATAAAATATCTCAAATGCAAGGCGGGAATACGATGAACAAAGTTATTTACAATGATTTTGCCGCCGCGGCCGAGCGCTATGCAACCGTACCTGCAGAAGGTTCGACAGCATATCAGAGCGCAGGTGACCTTATCAACGAAGATGCAAGAGAGCTTATAAATTATGCTTCATTCACAGGCAACGGAATCAATCTCTCTGATAATTCTCTTGAATTTGCCGAGATGGGCGATAATATCGGTTATGTTTCGGAATCTGCAAGCAATTCCCAAAGGATTTTTTTACCTTCTGTTGATATTGTGATTGACCTTGCAGAGGGTGTTTACTCTGCACCCGGTATAACAATTCACTTTTGGCAGAATTACTGCACGGAACTAACTGTTACATGGTACAACAATTTAAGCGAAATTAGAAAAGCTACTTTTTACCCGGATTTCAACGAAACAGAAAAAAATCAAAATCTGCTTACTTTTTACGGAGCACAAGCGGTTGAGAATTTTAATAAAGTTGTTATTTCGTTTGAAAAATCAGAATTGCCGAATCAGTTTGTGAAAATTGCAGGAATTGATCTTGGAAAACAAAATACAATTACAAATTTTCATTCAAACATTAATTTGTTTTTTGAAATCAATACGGATGCAGCGGATGTTCCCGGTTCAACGTGTGAATTTGTTGCGGAAATCGATACGTTTGAACCTGAAGAATCACAGATTCTGTATGTTTATGGAAAAGATAAGCTTTTTAGCAAATTTACAGTTAAAGAAGTAATACCGAACGGAAAAAACAGGTATTCGATAAAGTGTGTTGATGATACGATGAAGATGGACGGCACACCATTTCCGCAGCTTGCGCAAGGCGCACATCATTCAGATGCTGTTATCAAGAATATTACAAGCGCATCGGGAGTGTTAATTGATGCATCTCAGGTTAACAGCAAGGAACTTAACGGCTTTATTCCGCCTGACAAAACAAGTCGATATGCACTTGCAATGCTTTCATTCGGACTTGGAGCGTTTGCAACGGGCTACAGCTCAAAAAAGATAACCCTCAAAAAGCCCCGAAACCGAAAATCAAAGATTATAACTTCAGATTATATCCTCGGCAAAGCAACTTACAGAAAAATATCACCATACACGCACGTTACCCTTAAATCTTTTACGGGTGATTTTAACACTGTCAATGAGACAAGAACTGTTGCTATTACCAACAAAAAAGCATCATTATCAAAAAATGAAAAACAGTTTACACAGTATTCATTAATAGGCGATATTGATGAGCGTGTTGAAGAGCTTGCAAAAACAGCTTTTCTCAGAAATGAAATAAGTGCATATGTTGAACTGACAGATGAAGAGTTAGGCGATATATTCAAGATTGAAACACCTCACAATGGTGTTAAAACAGGCATTTTAAAGTCAATGGATATTTCTATCGGCCACAAAATTATGGCAACGCTGACTCTTGTCGAGAGAGATTTTATTGAGGACGGAGGTGAAGGTTAATGGCAACTTATCGGCAGTATATAGGCACTTATAAAATATACACTTTGGCAGGAATACAGCAGTGTGCTTGCTATATAAGGGTAGAGACAACAACCGACATCGTAAAAAACACAACAAAGATTGATTATTACCTGGACCGCGAGGGTACAAGCTTAGATGATGAAATCAAATTCAATATAACAGTCAATGGCAATAAAAGAAAATACAGTTCAAGGAAAATAAGTGGTGCAAGTGAGTTGCATCTTACAAATGATGTTATCAATCACAATGAAGATGGAACTTTTGGCACCGTCAGCATTGAATTTGAGATTCATGCAAATTATAACGACCTTCTTTACGTTTGGCGTTTTCACGAAAGCTGCACATTCAGTTTTTCACTTGAGAATATTGATCGCAGTACACCCGGTGTTTATTTAAAAAGCACATCAGCTGACCGATTTGGAAAAAACATTTCGATTTCTTTTTTCTTTGAGCAGTGGAACGACATAAGTCCAAGCAAATTGGCTGCAACAAAAGCAAAACTTACCCTGAAAGGCCTTGATTGGCACCAGGCAATCAGTCGTACTGCTTCATCATTAAATGCAGATAGCAGTTCAACAGCACTTGCAGAAACCGTTGGCGGAGTAAACCTCTATACTCTCACAGCTTTAAAAACAAGTGGTTTGAAGCAGGGTGATAATATTACCTTCACTCTTGATTCGGCGGATTCTCAGGATATAGCGCCACTGACAAGCGGGAAAATATATGATTTTGAAATTGCCGTCACAAGCGAAAACGGTAATGTCGGCACGTTGTATGGAAAGTTAAAAATTCCGCAGAGAATAACCGCATTTTCCTGTGAAGATAAAATCGAGTTGGTTATGGGTCAAGAGGAAACCATTGAATATTCAATTTTTCCTACCAACTCAGAAGAGCAGAAAGTAAGCTTTTTTAGCTCGGACGGCGAAATTGCAGAAGTGGATGAACAGGGAACTGTCATGCCGAAAGCTGAAGGCTCTTGCAAAATTACAGTTATTCCTAACGATGACGGTGCAGAGCCTTTTGATTATGATTTAAACAATCCTCACGGTGGATATTATCACACACAAAATGGTGAATGGATAACAACATCTGAGGTGTTCAGCAAAAGCACAGGTTTAATAAAAGTTGCAAGCACAGATGAATTTGTTTATACGGGAAGAGGTGAAAATGGCATTGCCTCTGTTTTGTGGTATGGAAGTGATAAAAGCTTTATATCTGCAGAAGAATATGCAGGAACTATAGAGGGAACGGCAGTAACAAAAGAAATATATCCGCCTGAAGGCGCAGAATATGTTAAATTCCAATCAGTTAATTATGCCGACGGTACTGTTAATCTGAATGTAGTGAGATACGCATTTGGCGAAGCGTTCAAAGGTGAATGTATTGTTACCGTGTCGCTTACACAAGGCTTCCCTGAGTTGCCCGAAAATGTTCAATATTTAACTGCAAAGCTGTTTACTAAAATAAACAAAGCTTCAGAGTTTGTTAAAGCAGAACTTAAGGAACTCGGCGGAACCGTTGAAGATTTTTCCAACAGCTCCATAACTGGCAATAATCATCCTGTCTTGCAGATAAGAGAAAAACTCGAAGCAATGGAAGAAAATTGCCAAAAGCTGAAAGTTGCTGCTGTTTCGCAGGGATTCAGTATGGAAACACTTCCGATTTCTCAGTCATTTGAAAAAGCAAACAATAACTGGTATGTGATTATAAATAACTGGATATTGTTTTTGAATGATTTACACAATCAAATTAACGGAGGTTAATCAATGAGAAGTATTCAGATTAATTTTAATTCAGAAAATCGGCTTCCCGACAGGCAGTGTCTCGGGAATAAGGGTGAACATAATGCAACCGAGCTTGTAATAACACCCCCCGGAGAAATGCTCAACAACGATAAAGTTGAATGCTTTGCTATTGTTTTTCAGGTCGGAGCACACAAGCTCTTTCGCAGTGATATTCATGAGAAAAGTGAAACAATCAGATATAAGGTTCCCCGAGAAGTTACCGTTGTTAATACAATCGCGGTTCAGCTTGAAGGTTACGATTCAAAAGAAGAGCTTATTGTAAAAAGTGACGTTGTTGAAAATCTTTATTTCAATAATTCAATCTGCGGAGAAGAAACAGACGGAGAAGATTCTGAAAGTTTTTTAGGAGAGATTGTCGCAAACACCCTGGCCCGACACACACACGAAAATGCAGATGTTCTTGAAGGGCTTGCAGACGACAACGGAACGTTGACCTATAACGGCAAACCCATTGGTGGTTCAGGCTCAACCGAAAGACCTACGGCTACAGTTTGCACTACTTATTTGGAAGCTGAACTGATTGTAAAAACATTAAGGCTTGGAGATGGCTCGTTTGAGATTGACCAATCTGTCATCGGTAAAGAAATTGCAGATGTAAAAGTTAAAAGAGCAAACGGAGAACTCTGTTCAATTAAGGATATGTATACCGAAGATTATGTGCCACATATTACAATGATTGGAAGCTTTCGTGAAGCAGAAGTAAATGGTATGACCGAAATCGTTTTTGCGGATATTTATTATCCGTCAAGTACAAATTGGCTTTATACAGAGATTACGGCAAATGCGATTGTAGAAGCAGAAATCACCTATTACACAGATTAATTCAAGAAAGGAAAAAAAGATATGAAAAAAACAATCAAATCAAACGAAATCAACGGCTTCCTTTCGGCAAAGATGAAGTCGGAAAAATCAATCACACTTTGCGGTGACCTTCCTGCGAATGTGAAAGTTAACAACATTCGTCTCATCGGTAAGGTTGAAGTGAACGGCTCGGTGCTTGATAACCCCGCGCTTGAGAACATTGATGGTGCTGTTGTTCAATATCACAAGGACAGCGAAGACGGTGCAATCGCAACAGCATACTTTGCTGAAGGTGTACCTGAACAGCTTCTTGCAGATGTTCAGAACTACGTGATCAGCGATTTTGAAATTGACGGAATTGAAGTCTGTCCTTGTTGCGGTAAATAAGGGGTGATACCCGATGGCGAAGATAACGGCTGTTGTAGCTTTGGCTTTGGAGATAATCTCTTTGGTGACATTGATAGTTACACATTATCGCAAGACCAAGAAACAAATGAACAAGCTTGCGGAAGGCATTAAATGTCAGAACCGTTCAGAGATGCTCCGCATCTATTACCACAACAGAGAATCAAGAGAAATACGACAGTACGAATATGAGAACTTTGTAATGCTGTACGATGCATACAAGGCTCTCGGCGGCAACTCGTTCATTGATAAGATATATTCCGAGGTCAAAGAGTGGGAAGTTATAACATAGAAAGGATGATATATATGAAAATCAAAATTAACAAGGACAAGCTTAAAGACATTGCAATCAGAGCGCTCAAAACATTCATTCAGGCGTTTCTTTCGGCAATCTCTGTTGATGCACTCTTCGGAGCAACCGACCTTGACACCTTCAAGAAAGTGCTTGTCAGCATTCTTATTGCCGCATCTGCCGCGGGTATTTCCGCGGTGTGGAACATGGCACAGGATATGCTTAGTACATATTTTGCGGGCAAGGGCGCAGGTACAATGACCTTTGATACATTTATCAAAAAGTATCTTGGCAAGGCTGTTGATTATGACGGCGCAGCAGGTAAACAGTGCGTTGATCTTATAAAGCTCTACCTGAAGCATTGTTTCGGAATACTTGCAGGTGCGTGGGGTAATGCTCATGCATATTATGATTATTTTAATATGCGCCCGGAGCTTAAAGCCAATTTTGTGAGAATCAAAAACTCCAAGAAGTTTGTACCTATGAAGGGTGACATCTGCACATGGTCAAAGAAAATGAATAAATATGGTCATGTTGCTATTGCAACAGGCAAGGGCGATACGGACACCTTTGAAAGTCTTGATATGAATTGGGGAAAAGAATCAGCAAGATATGTAACACACGATTACGATTATTTCCTCGGTGTACTTCGACCCATTCATCGTGAGGGTATTGACGGAGCAACGCTCTACAGAGTGAAAAAGGCCGTCAATGTCAGAGATGGTGCAGGAACAGGTTGCAACAGAGTCCTGTTTGAACAGTTTACAGCTTACGAGCAGGAGCAGGTCATTGCAAACAAAGGCAAGGCATCCGACAATGATTTTCCTAAAGGTATGCTTGTTATGGTTTACGAGACCAAAGGTTCTTGGTGCAAAATCAGCGATACCAAAGATAGATGGGTTCATAAGAACTATCTTGAGGAGGTATAATATGATACATTGGTTCATCTCTGTGGGCGGCTTACATATTGTTTTTATGATTCAGTATGCGGCTGGACTGCTCGGAATTCCCGAAGAGTTCATAAATCTTATTCTCTTCTAA